TATTTTTATTTTGCATAAAGTATTAATATCACTTGACTTTTAAAAGTCAAGGGATTATATAGGAGTAATTGAATTAATTTTAAGTTGGTGGATTATTCTATCCTTAAAAATGCAAGAGCAGACTAACGACTTAAAAGGTATTTAATTGGGACAACTTCTGGTTGTATTTGAATTTCTTAGGATCTAACTTATACAACCAGAACTGATCCCTGATCCTTGGTATGTGCCAGATAATCTCACATGTGGAGCCAAGGATCTGGGATCAGATGTTGTACACTGCGGGATTTTAACCGCTATAGTATAGGTCGCGATGCTCTTAGCATGAGTCTTCTCTATTGCAGAGATGCAAGTGTTCTGCAGAACAGGACTTTGCCTACACAGGACAACAACTGATCCCTGATCCATTGTGGAAGGATCGGCTAACAGCCGGGATTGACTGCCTAATGGATCTGGGATCAGTCAACGCGCCGCCGCCGCTAGAACACAGACAGTCTGGCGTTGATTGGTCACTTTAGAATGATTCTAATGTGCAAAAAAAGAAAGGAAAAAAAATAACAAGCGGCAAGCTTCAAGCTTGACAACAGCTGTAGGATGTTGTAGGATGTATTTAGAAAGGAATAATATGGATATGGAAAAAACTTTGTATGAAGTATCACAATTAAAAAGAATAGCAGACGCTTTGGAAGAAATTCTTAGGCTGGTTAAGAAAGATCAAGAAGAATCTAAAAAGAGATGGGAAGAAAGTGAGTAGACAACCCGGGCTGCCTAGTATTAAAATACTAGTGCAGCACTGGCGCTGGCTCGAGGCCCAAGGTTCAAGTTACAAGCACCAAGCGGCAAGTTGCAAGCAACAAGCGGCAAGCTTGACAAGACAGCGGTACAATGTTATTGTATCCTATAAATTAAAGGAGAAAGAAAATGAAAACAGATGAAGCATTAAAAATTATAGGAGGCAGCCTGAGCAAGCCAAGCAAGATGCCCGGGTTCTCAATAGGTCTACCAGCGAAAGAATGCAAGACTGGAAGCAAGCTCAGGAAGGTTAAAGGCAGCACCTGCTATGATTGCTACGCTCTAAAAGGTTGTTATGTTTTTAAAGTTGTGCAAGATGCACAATACCGGAGACTGGCAGCTGTAAGCTCTTCACAATGGGTTGAAGCTATGGCGCATTTAATAAATTCTAAAAAGCCCGATGTGTTTAGATGGCACGATTCAGGAGATGTACAAGATTTAAATCATTTAAATAAAATTTATGAAGTATGTAGGTTGACGCCTTCAAAACGTCACTGGCTCCCAACACGTGAAGCATGGATAAAGGACCATGTATCACGAGCCCCGGATAATTTAATTATAAGATTTAGCATGCCAATGATTGACCAGGCGGCAGCTGGAAGCTGGCCCAACACTTCAACGGTGGTGACAGCTGGCGCAACATGCCCGGCGCCTAAACAAAATAATGAATGCAAAGATTGTAGAAATTGCTGGAATAAAGAAATAAAAAATATATCATACGGTAAACATTAAAATGTGGAGACACCCAAAATATTATAAAGAATTACGAAAGCTACGTAATAGGGCTGTTCAGTCATCGCGCACTGACAGCCCACAACTGGATCAGGCCATTAGCGACGAAGCTTCGACGGAAGCGACAAGCGTGCGTCCTGGTCCGGGCCTTAAGTCCCAAGCTCCAAGCGACAAGCTTCAAGCGTCAAGCAAACCAGAACCTAGTTCAGGTTCTTAAACGCCAAGCGACAAGCTCCAAGCCCTGAGTAGCAAGCAGCAAGCTTCAAGCCTGAAGTTGCAAGCTCCCTTATCCGGTGTCCATGGTACATGGACCACGAAAAGGTTTTCGTGGGTAAAGGACCAAGGGCCTTTACCAAGATGAATGAGTTGTTGGGATGTTTCACGTGGAACGCAATTTGATGAGGGCTAAATCGAATCTTTTTACCTTTTGTAACTTTGAGTTCTACAGTAAAAAAGTGCCCAGAAGTATTATAGCCCAATAGATCAGGAGTGCCAAGTGAGCTAAGATTTTCAAGCCGAATCCATGATATTTCGGGTATAGATTTTTTAATTTCTTTGTAAAATTTAGCCTCTGGGCCCATGTAATTTTCGAGGTAAGCATAACAGGCAATTACAGCACATCGTTACGCAATTTATTCGGAATAATAATTTTTCTATCTTGTTTTGTTTTTAAAACTAACCTGTGAGACTGATGATTACCAGTGGCTCCAAAGATTGTCTGACTATTTTCGTGAACTTCCATGCGTTTGATTTCTTCTAGGAATCCATCTTTCTCCACAAAAAGTACAGCATCACTCAAGGCATTACCTTGCCTACTACCATCTTTATTGGCTTCTGTGAATTTAGATAAAAATTCCTGGAGGTCTCTTACTCTCATTTGTTTTTCTCTGCAAGAAGTTTTTCAATTTCTTTTTTGTAAGTGTTGTTGTCGTACTGAAGTTCCTGAATTTTTCTAGCCATTGCAGTAAGTCTAAGAGACATTTCATCTATAATTTGTTTAGATCCATTTAATAAATTTTGAGTCTTAATCCAATCTGCTTCTTTCTGCTTCCATTCCCATATTTCTTTTTGATGCATTTCAATAAGATAGGTTAAATCACCAGACCCTCTATCATCTTTAACTTCATTAGTTAGCTTTGCGTCATTCTCATAACTCATATCTTCTCCGTATTCCTTTATATTTTTATATGTACGTTTATCTTTCATACACTTGACAATATAGGAGACTTACCTTAAATTGTCAATCATGGGATTACCAAAAAGATTAACTGAAATGCAAAAAAGATTTGCCGAGTTCATAGTATTTGGCGGCCCTGAAGGACCAGTCTCTAAGACTGAAGCGGCAATCCTAGCCGGCTATTCACCCAAACGAGCACCACAAGAAGGATCTGAATTAACTAATCCAAGACAATGTCCACTAGTTGTAGAGTATATTGGTAAACTACATGACGAGAGATTACAGAAACATCAAGTAACTTATGAAAGACATGTAGCAGAACTAGATAGAATTAAACAGGCAGCCCTTAAAAAATCAAGTTTCTCTTCTGCTGTAAATGCTGAAGTAGCTCGAGGCAAGGCAGCAGGACTATACATAGACAGAAAAATAATAAAAACTGGGAAATTAGAAGATATGTCAGAACAGGAGTTAGAAGCAAAAATGAAACAAATTTTAGATGACTACGCACCTCTTTTAAACGCAGAGATTGTTGAAGGTGAGGCAATTGAAGCACCTAAATCTTCTGAATCTTCCGAACCCACTGACGTGGAATCATCGTCCGATCTCCAAAAGTAATACCATCATCATCTTTATCGTAAGAAGCAAAAAGTTTTACGGAATCTTTGTCTTTAGAGTACAACCAACCTTCATTGACTGGTGTTGCCAACTTCATTTTGTTAAATTCTTTTTCAGTAGCCCAGCCAGAATCACTGACACAATCAATCCACTCCACCCTAACTTTGGGAAAGGGTATGTCGGCAGACTTATCAGTTAATGATACTTTTCTTCTTTTTCTAGGCATATAAGAGATATACCAGATATTTACCAAACCAAAAACCAAAAAAGTTTTTCCCACCGGGATAGAGCACCTGTGACACTAGTGTACAACTGACAATATTTTCTGTCATAAAAACATTTTTTGTCACTACTTTTGTCACGTATTATTGTTGTATACCAACACTAATAGCCTAAAATGACAGAATGACAGTTTTTTTTCATGTTTTTTTTTTTAAAACAAAAAATATCTGTGAGATCTCTTATATGTCCGTCAGTCAAACTATAAGATTTGCTTATCTGCCTTAATGTTGCCATAATGTAGCTCCATTACTGCCATCTTTTCCTCTGCCTGCGATAGTTTGTCAAGTAATTTATCTACCTCACCTGTGATGTCTGGATGTTCTGGAATAATAACTTCTTGCTCGCTATAACATTTTATCTTGTATTTAGCGTCTTCTATCTCGGCTTGATATCTAGCCTCTAGTGTATTACGTAGTCTTTGATTCATTAAAATCCTCCTCTTTCATGTTTACGTTTGCTTGTTCTTTCTCATCGAACTTTAGTTCATGATACATGTCTAATCGTTTAAGAAACCTGTGTTTCCAACTTCTTAATGATTCGTCCTGTATCTTGAATTCTTGGTAGTATAGGTCTGGGGTACATACCATTATAACACCCTGCCTAATTTGACTTTTATGTGTGTAGTCATGAGCCAGCGCATATGCGGCAATCTGTAAAAAGTAATCTTCAATCCATTCTTCTTTCTTAGGTCTGTTGGCTTGCTTAAAGTCTACAATAGTCTCCATATCATTGTGTAGACATACCAAGTCAGTAGAGCCAGCGTATAACCCAGGATAGTGTAGCATAATTTCTGAACCATAGACTTCTTCAATAGGCGTAAAACCAATTTCAATAATTTTTTCGGCCATGGGCTTCGCCTCCTGTCCGATGCTTGTAAGATCATCGTACCCAACTCCCGAGACATGAGACTCAATGAATTTGTGCATGGATGTTCCCCGTTTAGAACTATGATTCTTGATTCGTTCTGCGTTTTCTTCTCCAACTTTAGCCTTCCATTTCTTTAAAAAATCTTGATTTTTGGTGGCTCCTAATATCGTAGTCACACTTGGAAGTCTAGAATTATCTATGTCATAAATTCGCTTCCCAGTTCCATGGTCCGTGATCTGTTTTCCTTGTATATACTTGTATTTATTATTTATTTTCATTTTTAGAAATATTATTTAATTGTGCAGAATCGTGTAAATTACCTGAGACACTAACCCTAACACAATCAGATTTATAAGGACTCACCCAGTGTTTCACCCATGCAGGAAATATAAACATGTCCCCTGCTTCTGGAAAATAAGATAAATTATTTATACACCCACGAGGTCCATCACCATACATAATCTGTATACCCCCAGGTCCACAACTATTACCAGTATATTCTTTATTCTCTTTTTTTAATTCATCTGGAATAGATAAGTATATTACAAAAGATAATTTTCCATCGTGATCATGCGGTGGGTTAAAGTCATATTGTTTTTGATAATTAATCCACATAGCTGACATAGCATACTCTGGTTTTTTGTCATATTTCTTATTCCGGTATTTCTGAAACACTTCATCATAAGCACCCAAATAAGGAGCAAGATAAGACACAAGTTTATTTCTAGACTCGGCAGTAAAACTCTGTTCTTTATGTAATTGACCAGCTAACTGTTTACTAAAATCTCCATAGCAATCTTTAGCTTCTTTTAATAAAGCTTCTAAAAAATTTTTTTTAATTTTAAATCTAACAACACAAGGACCCCAATTATAAAGTCTAATTTGTAATTTCTCGGGTTCTTCTTTCTTTTCTAATTCTTTAATCATTTTGTGATGATTCTTTACATCTTCTTCAGTCATCATAATAAATCATTCCTATCTTTTTTATTTTTTTTAGATTGTTCATAGGATTCTTTTAGTTCATCTTGTTCTTTCTTAAAAGGATCTTCTTCTTTTTTATTAAAAATTTCATTAAAATTTTTTCGGTAAGTCTCATTACTTACTCTAGTTTTACCATCCCATTTAAATCCTTTTTTAACTCCCATGTACGTTCCAATCAAACTTTCTATTTTCTCTTTCAAGTTCTAAATCAATTACATTGTCACCTAAGTTTTTAGCATACGGTTCATAGTGATCAATCACTTGTTCAACTTTATGTAATTTATTTTTAATATAAGGCCAGACAGCTATACAAATTTCTAGACAATCTCTATGAGAGACTCTCCATCGCCATTGTCTTTTCTTTCCTTCTTTAACTTTACGTTCACCAAACGCACCACATTTAAATGTATCGTGACACCATTTAACAGTGTCCTTTGAAGTCATGGCTATCTCTAATCTTATAACCCAAACATTGTGAACTGGTTTACCTGGTCTAGTATTACGTCTTTGTTTAGTTTGTTTGTAATAGATAGAACCTTCTCCATCTATTAATCCAGCTAGATATGCAAAATCATTTTCCGTCATAAATTATTCTTGCTGCCGTGGTCCATGGATTAAGATTCAAGTCCCTAGTGCAACTTGCTATCATCATCTGTAGACAAATCAACATTGTGATTAGGCCTAGTAGTTTTGGGCTGATGAACATAATATTCTCCTTCCGAATCGCAGTCCCAGCACTGATGAATAGACTCCCCCTCTTCAGTGCCAACTTTTAAATAGCCATTACCTTTACAAGTTGGGCAATAAACTATTCTTACATTATACTTTTTTAATTTTGCCATTTAACTTTTTCGCTTTCTCGTTTGCAATCTGTTCGATTGTTTTAGATATTGACAACTTTGCATCAGGTAATAATACCTTCGACAAACTAATCAAAGTCTTGTATGTTTCGTGTGTTAACGAAACGTTTCTATATTTAGTTATATCAGTCATGATTTCCTTTCATTTATTTCTGATGATTATATAGGATTGATAGGAGAATTGTCAAGATGAAATTTATATTATTATTAACAATGTGTAGCTACATAAGTGGTACTTGCATGCCCACTTTTGAATGGCCTGTTAAATTTGATAGTGGTTATGATTGTAGTATTGCAGGCTATGAAGAAGCTGCTAGAAAACTTAAAGAGATTGGTCCAGAGGAAGTCAACAAACATAGAATATCAATTACGTTTAGTTGTGCCGGTATTCAAGAAACTTGACAATTATGTCAAGATTGTGTTAAGGTGTCATTATTCTCACCACAATAACCTATCACTCTATACCCTCTTGTGATAGGTCTGTTAATTCTTTTCTAATCTTTTCATTTCTTCATACATTTTATGCATGTGAAATACACTGCAATCAGATATAAACTTTTTTATTTCTTCTCGCATTTCTTGTTGTTCTTTAAATGCCCTGTGTTTATTTTTCTGTTGCACTAAATCGATGCCCCATCTAGTTTGATCAGTCATTGTCCTCCTTTCATTGTATCTTCGCTCTTGCAACGGGTAGCCATTATCTCTACACCATTGGTCGGCATAATATTTTATTAACATGGACTCTTGTTGTGCTCCGCCATGTTTCTTTTTTATTTCCATATACACCCAAAAAAATCACCACTACCATCGTTCATCATATGAGCGTTGATAGGATCTGGAGCATATGTACTTAACTTAATTCTTAATATCTCACACAAATCAGCATACATAACTGTGTCATCAAATAACTTTATAGATTCCAGTATCTCTTTTGTTACCGGAACAAGATGATACATTCCGTCGTTTAATATTATGAGGTCCATTTGCCCACTCCTTTATATATTTATACCATTCGTCTTTATATTTAGGATCTTTAGTTTTATTCCAAAGATTAGCTAATTCATCAGCTTTTGTAGTCATTTACTTTCTTTCCATTTGCTATAATTTTTTTAACACCATGAGCATGAATATCTATTTTTGCATAAGGTTTCCAAGACTCACAAACTAAATTTAATTCAATCAACAGATTAGACCATTGTTTTGGTGTTATGTTATTGCTTGTTAATGTTACTTTTTTTTCTTTCATACATCCTATATAGGATATCTAGGGATTATTGTCAACCCTTTTGCATTCTTTTTTCGTGTTTATTTCTATTTTTTTTATGACGCCCAGGTCGTTTACGAGGTTTCTGTTTATGGTATAAATTAACTCCAAATTGAGATTTTTTAGCCATTACACCCACTCTTTAACATATGGCTTAGTTCCTGGAGGAGGATTTAAAGCTGGTAAATAACTTATCTTACCATTAATATGTTGATGTAAATCAGCTCCGCATGACATACATCTATAAAATTCTCTAGTAACACCTACCAACATTGTAATTTCATTACACGTCGGACATTTCCCATTCACTATCTCTGCTTGTAATTTTATTCTTTGATCGTTCATATACTTTCTTAGACTTTACCACACGCTGTTTATAACGTCCATCACTTAATTCCTCAGCCATTGGATTTTGCTTATTTCTAGGCCTATTTTTTTTAAGGAAAAAAGCATAAGCTTTTTTGTTCATTATTTTAATATAAGTTTTACTATACTTTTTTCACCCATATATATCTCTGTCTCAGCCAATGACTTAATGCATTGATATTGCACTCGTTCTTTTGCTTCCCTCTTAGCAACACGAGCTCCTTTAAGGCATACAGACATTGAGGGTTGAATACGATGTTCTTTTATTTCTTGGTTGACTATCATCAACAATGCTATTACTATTTCTTCCAAAATTTCATCCTCCGTTTCCGTTTTTATAGTGTATTTCTCGGTTAGAGTCCTTTAGCTCTTCAATATCTTCTAAAGCTTTTTCTAATTGTTTTGTTAAAAATTCTATATTAACTTTATTATGCATTCCAGACTCTTGTTGTATTTGTAATTTTTCTACTTGCTTATATAATTCCTCAATCAACATAAACTGCTCAGAATCTGCGGGCAAACTTCCTAAAGTTCCACGAGGCCACCCTATTCTAAAAGCTGTGTTTTCTACTAAATCTTTTTGCATTAACTCTACTTGAGTTGAAAGTCTGTTTTGAGTCTCAATAATCCCAAAATATGCCCAGGTTCCAATCGCGACCATACAGATCAACGAGGCTACCGTCTTCATCGGCATTTGTACTGCTGCTTCTTCTGAAATTTTAAGTGCCATTAGTTATAATTATATCCTGAATTGCTTTGTTCTAATTTTTTAAATAATTTTTCATGTTGTTCCATGATCTCTTCATCTATGTTAAACATTTCTTCCATCTTCTCATCTATCATTCTTACTTCAAATTCTAATTGTTCAACTTGTTTTTCAAGTACAACTTGACCTGTTGAAAGCTCAAATGTTCTAGATAAAGACCATCCTCCTAATGCAATTAAGAGTCCCACTAATAAAGTTAAAACTTTTTCCATCATTTAACAATCCCACTTTCTTAATGATTTATTAATTCTTGAATTTGGATCTTTAGCTGTTTTTTTAGATGTTAGTTTCTTTTTCATACCACCCATTCTAGCGCAGAATGATTTTCTACGACTACTTGTTTTAGATTTTGTAGGTGCTTTTAATTTACCACCTTTATAGCTAGCTCTACCTTTGGCGTTTAATCCGCCAGAAGGCGACTTGCCTTCTTTTCTAGTCCACGCTGCTGTCTTAGCCATTATTTTTTTTTCTTAGCTGTCTTAGCAGCTTTTTTAAATTGTTTTGCTGTAGGCGCACCTTTTGCTCCTACCTTTCTCATTTTTTCACCCGAACCCGCTTTAATTCTTTTACGTTTCGCATGAATGTTTGCGTATAATCCACGTTTAGCCATTAGTTTTCTCCATTTTCTTTTGGTCCTATAAATTTATCACCCATTAACTTAACATCAGGATTTTCTTTCTTGTAATTATCTTTTAGATCGTCCCAATGACTGCCTTCAGGCTTCTTATTTTCGGGTATAATTATACCAGAACACTTAGAAACTAGCAATGCGAAGTTAGGGTTACGCGCAATAGTGGGGTTATTATTGACTTTTCCACACATTTTCATGAGTTCTAACTGTTGTTTTAACTGTACATTTTCTGTTTGAACTTTTCTAAATTCTTCTGTGCAGGCAGAACCTAAATATTTTCTCCAAGTAAATCTTATTGATTGATCATCACTAGGACTATTATAATTATTATCAGGATTACTGTGTCTGTACCTATTTTCTGAATCTCTTTGTTCGACCGATATGTCAAAAGAGCCAGTACTGCAAGTATTAGTACCGTCATTGAGATACTCATTTCTTGGATACGCTGGAGTTGTACAGAACGCTAGTAACGTCATTAATATAATTAACACACCTGTAAAGTAATAATTCATCCTGGCATCCTCCATACATAACTACCTATTTAAATCTTTAATATCATAGTCATGTTCTCTGACTTGATCTGCTAATTGTCTATATAAATTTTCTGCCATCTGCCACGTAGCTTCAGCAGATGATAATCTTGTATTTATATCATTAATATTTTTTGTTAATTGAGTTAAATCTCTTTCTATATTTGTAAGTCTTTGTTCATTGGAATTAATAGTATCAGTAAGATTAACAATGTAACGAACACCAGTAAACGTTCCAACTACTAATGATGCCACAATAGGCACCATAACAATATTTTTTTTTAATAAATCAACTAGATTCATTTTTCTTTTCCTCAATTTCATAGAAGAACTTATCAGTATCTTCTGTTTGCCATTGACCTGTATCTTCTACATTCCACTCTGAAGTTTGAACTTTCCAATCAGGAATGTTGTCCTTCACAGTAAACGAAGGTAGGTCCCATATACATCTGTTATTTGGTTGTGCTGCATAATTGCCATCTTCAAGAGCTATTATGTGAGCGCACTTATGCTCGTGCGGTATCTCTGAATGATCAAAGTTTAATATATTAGCATCTGGATGTCCCCAGTCAACGGTAAATAAATATTTTCCGTGATGCCATTTTTTATCTTTACCTATGAATTTTCCAGAAGTGGCTGTTAGAATATCCCAAGTAGTAACAGCAGGATAATAACTAAAACTATTCCAAAGCTCAAGTTCATCAAGTCTACGTTTAGGAACATCTTCCGGTCTAAAATTTCTCTGTATGAAGGCAGAAATCGGGAGACGATAAAAGACAGCGCCATTCTCCATAATCGCATGAAATAAAATAGCCCGCCCAGTAAGAGATGATATGCCGAAGATAATACAATCTTCAACTTCTCCATGATGTTTTTTAAGGTCATATAAATACTCCTTTTTTATTTGCGCGTATTGTACAGGAATATTTGCATTTAAGTAAGCCATAATTTATCATTTTATTTGG